TAATAAAGTAGAATGGCCACGCACCAAGATCCTTAACTATCCAGTGCAAGGACTTGGAGCGGACCTTATGGCTATTGCAAGGGTAAGTTTAAGAAATAGATTATTAAATAAGGAGGGAGTAAAACTTGTTAATACAGTACATGATTCAATAATACTTGACTTTGATTCCAAAGTATGGGATAATATTAGTATAGTAAATTTAGTAGATAAATGTTTCAACGATATACCAGGTAACTTTAAGAAGTTATTTGGTAAAGACTTTAACCTACCCATGAGAGTGGAATGCCAAGTAGGATCCACATGGGGAAATATGGAGATTATACATGCAAATTACAGTGATTGACGTAACAGAAAATACAAAGAAATCTGAGAGTGGTAGAACTTTTCAACAGCTAGAAGTAGCTTATAAGAATGAACAAGGTCAACCTCAGTTAAAGAAACTCATTTCCTTCAGCAACCCTAATGTATTTAAGGCAGCTAAAGAATGGGTTAAAGGTGATGTAGTGAATGTAACTACAATTAAAAATGAAAAGACAGGCTACTGGGATTGGGTAGGCTTAGAAGGAGATGGAATAGTGGCAGAAACTAAACAAGCAAGTGCATCAGTAGGTGCTAGAGTAACAGGATCTAACTATGAAACTAAAGAAGAAAGAGCAGCACGACAAGTGTATATCATTCGTCAGTCTTCACTCTCTACCGCAGTTGAATTACTAGGCCAAGGTAAATCTGTAGCAGATGTTATTGCAACAGCTAAACAGTTTGAAGCTTATGTGTTTTCTAAAGCTGAAGGTGTAGAGGCTATCAATGAACTTCAAGATGACATTCCAGTCTAGGAGTTAATATGAAAAAGTGGGAAGTCTGGATTGTAAGAACATTACTGGCCTCTGGAATTATACTATGTTTACTTTCATGGTCAATGTTCTTTTCCAGACTTAACGCTAAAGAACTAAAGTATCTACACTATAGATATAATGATAATGTAGTTATTACTCTATCAAATGTAGATTGTATGATCCCTGAAATTAAGGATTTATATCCTTGGGCTGCTATTGCTACACGAATAGATGGTAATAGAATGATTGCATGTTACAAAGGTGAGGGAGAGAATGTTGTTATCCAATGGTATAAAGGTGATACTTCAACTTTCCCCGCTAATGTATTCTTGGTAGATCCTAATCAAGATAAAACTTATAAGAAAGTGATACCTAATAGTTAATGCAAGCCCTTATTGATCAAGATCTATTATGCTATAGATGTGCTGCTAGTGCTGAGAATGATGATCTTAACATTGCTCTATATAGAATAGACGAGTTACTAGATAACATTCTTAATAAGACTGGGGCTACTAGCTACAGAGCATTCTTAACTGGTCCTAATAACTTTAGAAAACAAATTTATCCTGAGTATAAAGCTAATAGAATATCACCTAAACCTAAACATCTAAGAGATCTGCAAGATTATAGTCTTGAAAAACTAAGTGCGGAGTTTGCCCCTGAGTTTTTAGAAGCTGATGATGCCCTAGCTATTTATCAAACAGAGGATACAATCATTTGTAGTTTAGATAAAGATCTATTGCAAGTACCAGGTAAACATTTTTCTTGGGAAATTAATGGTAAAGGTTGGACTAGACCTGATACATTCCTAGAACAAACAGAGTTAGAAGGGTTAAGACTCTTCTATAAGCAATGTCTTAAAGGAGATACTTCAGATAATGTTAAAGGTATTGAAGGGTTGGGTGAGAAGAAAGCTACTAAGTTACTTGCTGATTGTAGTAGCCATATCGAAATGTTTAACCAAGTAAGAGATCTGTACGGAAATGATGATGAGTTTATCATGAATGCAAGTGTGTTATGGATCTTAAGATCATTAGATGATAGTTGGAAGGATAGGTTTAATGCCCTCATTCAAGAGTAAGCTAGAAGAAAAAGTATGGGCAGTATTAAAAAAAGAATTCTCAACAGTAAAGTATGAACCTCAAAGGTTTAAATTCATACAACCTGAAGTAGAAAGAACTTATATACCTGATTTCAAAACAGGACGTAGTAACATATTCATTGAAGCTAAAGGCAAGCTTGATTTAGAAACACGAAAGAAAATGGTATGGTTTAGAGATTCTAATCCTACTATTCGTATTATCTTTTTATTTATGAACCCTGATAACAAGATAACTAAACGAAGTAAAACAACCTATGCTATGTGGGCTACTGACAATGGCTTTGAATGGCTAGACTTTAGAAAGGATTGGTTAAATGCTTATAAGCAATTGTGTCGCAAATGAAGATGGTAGTTATGATTTTGATTTTCATGTAGAACCTTCGGAAGCAGCATTTCTGATGGATCATGCAATTAAAGATCTAATTCATCATGGTATTATTAATGTAAACCTTGGTCAAGCAGAACAAGAGTTTGAGATTCATAAAGAACTAGGAGGATCAGTACAATGATTCAGTTAAGATATTTGAAAGAAGGCAATAGTCCTTTACTCTTACAGTATAGATATAACTTTATATTGTTTGCAACTAGATGGAAAGCAGTTACTACAAAGGTACAATAATATGAGTAAGATTCTTTTATTAGATATAGAGATGGCACCTAACGTGGCTCATGTATGGGGTATATGGGATCAGAACATTGGTCTTAACCAATTACGAGAGTCTTCATATGTCATGTGTTATGCAGCTAAATGGCTTGGTGATAAGAAGATGATGTTTGATTCTGTTAAGAAATCTGGAGATAAAAAGATGCTTGCTGGTATCCATAAACTCTTAGACGAAGCTGACGCTGTTATCCATTACAATGGTAAACGCTTTGATATTCCATCTCTTAATAAAGAATTCTTATTACATGGAATGTTCCCTCCTGCACCATTTAAAGAGATTGACTTACTTACTGTAGCTAAAAGTAGATTTAGATTTGTATCTAACAAACTAGATTATGTAGCACAGTCCTTAGGTTTAGGTAAGAAGACTGAGCATAGTGGCCATGAGTTATGGGTACAGTGTATGGCAGGTATCCCTAAAGCATGGAAGACTATGGAAGAGTATAACAAAAATGATGTTATCCTTCTAGAAAAGGTCTATGAACGCTTTAAACCATGGATTAAAAATCACCTTAATAACAATGTGATTAATGGTACGACTGATTGCTGTCCTACATGCCAGTCTAAGAACATACAGAAACGTGGGTTTAATATTACTACAACAAGTAGATACCAACGATACCAATGTAGAGATTGTGGTAATTGGTTTAGAGATGGTACAAACCTTAAACCTAAGGGCTCTCAGAAATTGGTGAATGTATCATGATACCTACTGCGTGGTTAATTAAAGAGTACGACAGTAAAGGTACTTTAGTTTGGCAGGGTTTACTAATGAGTGAACCTACTGAACTATCTTGGATGAGGGACTTAAAGAATAAACAACATAACCTAGAAATTATTCCTCTTATTCCTGATGAAAAGAATATTAAAAGGATTACTAATGTTAAAAAGTATGATTCTAGTAAGTTTGTTATTGGTTTGTAGTGGGTGTACACAATTTGTTGCCTCTGTCTCTGGTACTTTTGTAGGAAACATAGCATCTGATAGAGTACTTAAAGAAGTAGATAAGGATAAAAAATAATGGTCTCTAAAAAAACAATAATGAATAAGAGATATCTTCGTAAACTATACGAATGCTTTAAGGATCTTCCACCCTTTAATGAATTACGTATGCCTCCTAGTCGTAAGATTACCTTTGAAGTAACTGATGCTGAAGACTATATGGGTCTATTTATTCCTGAACCAATGCGTATACAAATCAGTATGTTAAACGAAACCTTCTACCAAATTGCTGAAACTATGCTACATGAGATGGTACATGTATATTTCTATTATAATCATCATAAAGACTATGATCAACATAGAAAAAAGTTCAAAGATATGTCAGATGAAATATGTGAAATTTTATTAATAAGTCGTGAACATTTTGTTTGACAAGTATATAATAAAATGTTATAATAATAGCTAAGGAGATAACTTAATGAGTGCATTAGATAAACAGATTGGTGGTCAGCATTATAAAGGCTTTAAAATCCAACCAATTCAATATATTACGGCTAATAATATCCCATATATTGAGGGTAATATTATCAAATACATCAGTAGATGGCGTGATAAAGGAGGAGTAGATGACTTAGATAAGGTCATTCACTATGTAGAACTACTTAAGGAGGTAGAAATTGGCAAGTCAGAACGACATAACAGGTGCCCGTCTAGTATCAAAGACTCTCTCAAAAGAGGGGCAAGAAAACTGGGATCGTATTTTTGGAAAACGGATAAAGGAACAGAAATTGAGTACACAGGATATGACAGAGTACGAATTAAATAAATCTACTGGTGAAGTTCAAAAAGTATATAAAGTTGATACTATTGAACAGAACAGAAACGATGGCGATCACTATGGTCGGTCATCAGAAAGTTAATAATGCAACGTACTTTCCAAGAACTCTGCAATGACCTCAAGAAATTTGATGAGACTACTCTATTAGAACTATTAAACAT